TATCTTCTATTTCTCTATATTCATAAAAACAATCTATATTAACTTTTTCCGCATAGATATTATCTTTGTTATCTTTAATTAAGCGTTCTAAATTTATAGTCCGTTCTAAGGTAGGGTAATAATCTAACACTTGGTATTGAGCTACGACTTCATCAAGAATAGTTATGGTTAAAAGTGATTCAACTAAAGTAAAGATATTTGCAGGGTGGTGTAATACCACCTTTATCTTTTTCATTTTTTCTTAAATATGTCTGCACCTTTCAAGCCATAGATACTAGCTACTACACCAATAAATAATGATTGATACCAAAAGGGCAAATTAGAAAACTTATCAAAAAAGATGTCTAGTTTAATTTGTATGTCAGGATCATTTGAGAACACCGACCATATCAATAATAATACTGGTGCAGATACCAATATTAAAACAAACTCGTCTTTCCAACCTTTATCATTGGATTGTCTTACTTGGGCTTGGTATTCAACTTCACCACTTGCCATTTTCTGTGCGTGAAGTAAAGCGGCATCAGACATTAAGATCTTTGCTTTTTGTTTATTAGCAAATATAGCTGAACCTGTTTTTAAAACTGTCGGTAGTAGTGATAACCACATTATTTTATATTCCTTATAAGTGTTGAAAGTTCATAAGCTCTTGCAGGAGTTTGTTTAGCCCATCTACTGTCTATCATTTCATCTGCGGCTTTCTTGTAATCTTCTTCCTGTAAGCCTTGTATAAACTTTATAAATTTCTTTAATCTTGGCAATCCTAATTGAAATGCCATTTCTATTAATACTGATTCCACCATAGGATCGTATGGTATGTCTTTATCTTCTATTAAATCGTGAGCATTATGAAACGCAATATTATAATCTTCTTCAAATACGCCTTGTAACTGTTCAGGTGAATATATCTCCCCAACAATAAAGTTATCTTTTTCTAAAACTAAATGACCATAGCCCACAGTCTTGTACCCTAGAGTATCTTCGTAAACTGTAGGACTAAAGCCCTCGTGAGATTGTATTCTTTTTTTTGTGTCAATCATTAGAATATAACGATTGCTCCTATTGCTACTACTGCAACTATCCAAAGTGAAACTTTAATTAAAGCTACTTCTCTTACTCTTTTTAGTATTTCCATAATGTACTCCTATTTAATTTTACGATAAGGATCGGTTGATAATCTCACTTCTTTTTCAACTTGTTTACAAGCGATAATATCTTCCATATTGTTTTTAACATAATGTAATATGTTACCGACAATGCTTTCTTTAGTATGATCTTCAACTATTGATTCTAAGCTATCGCCTTTTTCTAATAACTTAGTAACTGTTTTAGCGTGTGATCTTACCTCTTGGTCTAATCTTCCGTCATAAGGTTTAATATAAATTCTTATATATTCAGGTGCTAAACCCTCAGGTGTTACATCAAAGCCTAATATGCAAAATGCTCTCCACTCATCTATTACTAATTTCTGTGTGAATGACATCATTCTATTTTTATCCATTTTTTATAGCCTCTCTTTTAAGTTCTAAGCAATGAATAGCTTTATCTATATTTTCAATGGGATCGCCTTTTTGTCTTATGACATACTGAATAATATCTCCGTCTATCTTAGAAATATTATTTTGTATAAAAAAATCCATTGGTTGTATTTTAAAGTCTAGGTAATGTTTACCTGCTACTTGTTTTTTAAAAGCACTCATTAAGGAATGACTTTATTCCATCTTCCGCCTTTATTCAAGACCATTGGTAATAAATAAGGTAAGCCCTCTATAATAATTCCTGTACCTATTATTGGTCTGTCTTTAAACAGTTTATTGTATTCATAAGCAAGGCTGTCTTTATCTATTAAACAGCCCACCTGAAGACCCCAATGTAAAGCGTTAGGATTCGACCAGTATTGGATATTAAATTTTGTATGAAAATGCCCTTGCACTACATTCATTCCGTACTGTTGACCAAGTTTTAAAATGTTAGCAGTCTTTCCGTGACAGAAATATATATCTTGTCCATTCGAGGCTTTAATAACTATATCTTCGTGCCATTTCCAACCTTTACCAACTTGCAAAAACTCATTGTATTCTTTTATAAAGGCTTTAGGTAATCCGTGTGTTAAGGCTTTGCGGAATATTAAACTTCCGTGATTAGAATGTACTAAATCCATTTTCGGAAATAGATCTTCAAGTTCGTGGATAGTGTCTAAAGATTTTCTTAACTCATCACCTGCACTAGCAAGATCAGGGTTCGGTGAATGGTAACTTATGGCGTGTGAATCAACTTCATCACCAATATTCAGTATGCGTGTAGGTTTGTATTTTTTCTTAATTGCTTTTAAAAATGCCATCATATCTTGATGATGATGTGGTATGTGTTGGTCTGAAATTACGAGAATACACTTCTCCATATTTTATCCCTCTATTAAAGTGTCAATAAATCTATAAATGATTTAACTGTCTCTGCAAATACTATAGTGAACATAAAACATAAAGCACCTATTACTTTCCATAAGTTCTTTAGATTGGTTTTAATCTCATTTATATCAATCTCAATGTGTCTAAGGTGATTTCTTTCAATAGTTTCTATTCGACTTTCCAACCGAATAAGAGTTTCACTATTCTTCTGCGATTGTGTCGGCATCAACATTCTCCTCTTTTAAGTTTTTTTCCCTTAAAAGAAATTCATTATTCAGTCTTAGGTTAGTAATGACCATTTCTTTTTCGTTAATGATTTTTACTAAGTCTTGGATAGTCTGTTTTAATTGATCTTCCATTATCTCTCCTAGCTAAGTGTTGATACGTCAAAGTCAGATTCTACAGTTTCTACAACTGCGTCAGCAGTCCATACTGTGTATTTTTTATTGTACATATCGTCCCAATGAGCTACGTCAAATAGTCCAAGTATCTCAGCCTTAGTGTAACCACTAGGTGCTTTTGATGGCGTGTCTATTTTAACATTACCACTAAATGTATGTGGGTGTGTAGTCTTGGTGTACTTATATTGTACCGACCATTCGATTACATTCCCGTCAGCATTTTTTTTAGGGATTGCTGATACCCATTCTTTCGTTGCGTCAGATGCGTGTGACATATTATTCTCCTTTTAGTTTATTAATTTCATTAGACAGTTCTTGTACTGCTTTTATTAGTGGTATCACAAATTGTGATTCACCAATTCCTTGAAGTTTATCTTCACCTACTCCATCAGACCAACCATCAAAATCAGATATTCCGTGTTTATCCATTGCTGATTTAACTTCTTGAGCAATTAAACCATAAATAGTGCCATCATAATATGCTCTTTTATCTGATTCATCTTCTATTTCTTTGTAAAGAGCCATTGATGAATCTAATTCATTAACACGCTTTTTATTATAAGTTACAGTTCTTAAATCATTAATAAAATCTAAACCAGCGTTTGTGTTTGTAGTTATATTTTTTTTAATTCTTTCATCAGAATTTTTAGTCCAAGTAGCAGAAGATGTAAAGGTTGCGTAAATATTGTTAGTTCCACTTATACCTAAACAAACGACATTACTAGCAATTCCAGGATTACCAGAACCAATATTAATTTGATTAAAATCATTACCGTCAAACGTATTAGCAGTTGAGCCAATAACTACATTATTTGTACCTGTGTCATTGCTACTTCCTGCACCTTTACCAACAAATACATTATTATCGGAAGATAAGCTGTTTACACCAGCTTCATAGCCTATGTATGTATTTGTATGACCAGTAGTGAGTGCTGAACCTGCGTCGTGACCTACAACAGTATTAAAATCACCTGAAGTCAAAGCATCTAAAGTTTTGTTACCGATTGCTACATTAAATTCACCACCAGCTAAACTACTACCACTCATTGCAAGATATCCTATAGCTATATTGTCATTTTCAGTATCAGGGTATCTAAGAGCATCAGAACCCATAACGGTATTTCTTGACCCAGTAGTATTAAATTGAAAAGCATAAGGACCAAATACCATATTTGCCTCACCACTAGTTAGGGCTAAACCTGATTCTGCTCCTACTATATTATTTTGATTTCCTGTGGTTGTGGCATTACCACCAACATTATTTCCTATAAAGACGCCATTGGCAGGAGTAGTTGCGGTGTCCATTGCTTGATGACCAATTATTACATTAGTACCACCAGTAGTAATACTACTACCAGCTTGATAACCAACTACGGTATTTTTATCACCCGAAGTCAAAGCATCTAATGTGTAATTTCCTACGGCTACGTTGTATTCTCCACCAGCTACTGCACCACCGAGAGCATTTAATCCAATAGCCATATTGTGATTTTCAGTATCTGCCGCATCATATGCTTCTCTACCAATAACAACAATACCACCACCACTTGTATTTGCGTTTGCGGCTTTAGAACCAATCGCAACTAGTTCGCTTGCTGTATTATTTTGTCCAGCTTGATACCCGACTATTGTAGCATTACCGCCACCAGTCATTTTTTCTCCAGCATCTCTACCTATAAGAATATTATAAAAACCAGTAGTTAATTCTTCACCAGCTTGATAGCCAATTACGACATTATCTGTCGCAGAAGTCATATCTTCACCAGCTTCACCACCAATTACTATATTATTATTTCCTGTAAGAACACCTATACCACAAGCACCATCACCTATGATTACAGAATAATCGGGAGTAGTTGCGGCATCTGCGGCATTACTTCCAACAACAACATTTCTTCCACCTGAAGTAATTGTCAAACCAGCTTCTTTGCCTAAGAAAGTATTTAAGCCACCAGTATTAATTGCACCACCAGCACCATAACCTAAAGCTACATTCCCGTCACCTGAAGTAATTGCATCTAATGCAGTTAATCCATAAGCGGTGTTATGAGTTGCTGTGTTATCTGTGCCTGATACATCGTGTGTATAAATAGATCCTGTGTCACCTTGAAAGAACGGTATACCATTAATAGTTGTTGCAGTAAAAGTTTCTATTTTATCAGAGGTTGCACCAATAGATAAGACCTCAACAAAGGCATCATTGTCTTTATTGCGTATATATAATTTATTACCATCTGAATCAAACCACCATTGATTAGGGAAAGTCGTAGATGGTGCTGAATTACCTGCACTATTAGTCGCTAATGCTTGAAGTGAAGTATTTAGCTCAGTCCTTGTATTTGGAAAGGTTTGGTTAGCAATCGTAAAATCTGCTTGTGTCATATTATCTCCTGTTATTCTTTATAATGTATTCGTTTTGTTTTGGCAAATTAAATGGCTCTGCCTTGCCCTGTTGCAACATAGTCAAAGGTTATATCTTGTGCCGCACCACCTGCATTAGTAAAGGTTACACTAAATCCTGTTGCTGATTTACTTGTAACTGCTGTCTGTATGTTCTGTGCCGCATTTTGTGCCATAATAATAACACTAGGCTCTGCAAAAAAAGCATCAGTAAATGTAACAGCTTTCGTTCCTGCACCACTTGCAATGTTTTGTGCTTTTTCTGTTCGATCCATCATAAACAACCTAACTTGTGCGTTATTAACTTTAGGTGATTGTGAGCTAACAGTTGAAGTTAATTGTAATTGAAACTTAGCATATCTAAATTCATAATTACCATCTTGAAAAGGTGTAAACGCTGTATAAGTAGAATTATCATCTGATGTTGAAATAAATAACTTAGCGTCCATTTGTGGTGATCCTGCTGATCCATCAAATAAACCTTGTGCAGAATCAAATAAACCCGCAGGTGAATCAAATGAGTTAATTCTATCTACTTGATCAACATTTAAAAAACTAGATACTCTTCCTTGATATTTTGCACCTAAAGAAATTTGATTAGCAAAAGTATATGTGCCTGTGCTTTCAAAACCATCAACTTCATCAAAGAAACCAACTCTATCGTCAAAGTTTCCACTAACTGAATCGAATGAAGTTACTTCATCTCCTGCTAATACAAGAGTATCACCCTCAATAACAACTTGAGATTTAGTTCCTGCAAATGATGTTTCTTCTGTTATTGTGGTAGCTAGGTTTTGTCCTGCAAACTTTGTTACAGTTCCTATTACACTTCCTGCTGTTAATGATTCGTGTCCTAGTAAATCAAACGCTTTAATAAAATAAATTCCTGCTTTAGCAGGTACTATAACTGAGTTAGCAGGTGGACTTACTTTATCTATTAATATTATACTATCAGTATAACCATCAGTAGTAGTTGGCGAGTAACGAATATGATAATAAGCTAAATCTAAATCAGTAGCAATGTCCCATTTTAACACCGCTATCTCATCTTGGTAATCAATAGACAATCCTGTGATATTAGCAGGTGGATCTTCAAAGCCCACCACATAGTGATCTTCTGCAACATAGCCTGATTTATAGCCTAACGCATTTATAGCTCTAACTTTTACATTGTAAGTTACACTACTCTCAACTGGTATTTCTCTTACTTGGTTACTTGATATACCTGCTGTTTTATAAATTGAATCTGTGCTTTTCTTATATATAACTTCATACTTATCGACAAAGAAATCAGATGTACCTCTAAAAGTAACAGTCATTATTACATTCAAATTACCCTCAGTAACATTAACCGCACTATCAGTTATTGAAACTAATACAGGTGCGGCAACTGATCTAGGATCAGGTAAAAATGTTGTAGGTTGTTCGGCTGTTTCTAACTTAGTATTATAAGTATAAGCGTCAGCAGAATACTCTAAACCTTTAATGCCTACATTACCATTATTCTGTAAACTTAAACCAACACATATATAATTATTTGCACTAAAGCCTAATCCGCTATGCGTTATTTCAAATATATCTCCAATAGCCAATTCTTGTGCTTCACTTGTAGCTACAAAATTAAGCTGTAATCCTGCTCTTGATCTTTTTAAAACTAGTTCTGCCATATCTTCTGCTTGATAAGGGCTTACAGTACAAGGCATAGACATCTCAAAATGCAATTCCTCATCATTATCATTAGCTAACATAGTTGCGTACTTATAAGCACTAGCTACATTAGTTTCATCACTAGGTGGATAGATTGCTTCATCAGGTTGAAAGTTTTTTTCAGCGTTATCAAACCTTGCGATAACTCTGTTGTATCTTTTTTGTTTAGTTTCACCTTGTGCTTGTATGCCTGAAACAATCATATCTTCCGTTATAGATAAAACACTTGAGCCTGTACCCTCTACTTTAATTGTGTATAATCCACCACTAAAAGTAAAGAAAGCTCTCATAGATGATAATACTTTTTTTACATTATCAATTATTTTAGTCTTGTTACCTAAAGCAGTATGACATTCAAATAGTTTTTCCGTACTTGCACCTGTATATGGTGTAACATTAGTATCACAAGTATTTTGAGCCGCAGTAAACGCTGTGGTATTTATATCACTTGCAGATAAACCTTTACCATAACGAGTTGAGGTTAAATAATCATACAAAACCAATGCAGGATTAGCGGAGTACGCATAACTTGATCCGCTTAAATCAGTAAGAATTTGTTTACCCCTAATAACAAAGTTAATCTTTGGAATAGAATTGAAAGCGTCAGAGTTATATTTTAATTTAAATACTGCGTGGCAAATACCTTTACCTGCGTGTGCAGAAGTCCAACCTAATGAATTTAATTCTGTAAAACCTCTTATGTTACCAATAGTTGCTCCATCATCTGTGCCATTAAAAAAAGCAAAATTTGTTAAATAATGTGTTGTGTCTACACCCTCAACAGTTTCTATACCTGAATATACAGGGTGATCCGTTTCTAGGGTTAAACCTGATACTGCTAGAGGTGCAGTAGTACTGGCACTTGCTGAGCTTAAAATAGTTTGTTTTGTACCATAAGTAGAATCTGAGCCTGTGTAAGTAGCATATAAAACATCATCAATATATAACTCGGTAAACCTTGCAACTTGCCCCTCACATATAGCAATAACCATATATAAGAATTGATTATCAGGTGAGACAGCTAACCATACAATATTGCCACCAACTCTACGAGTACCATAAATAACAGGCAAAGAATCAGCAGATGATCTTTTATTGACCAATATACCCTCACCATTTAGCATAGCTTCAAAGTCAGGCATATCAGGCACATCAGGTATTAACCAACCAAATAGAAAGTCTATAGTTTCGTCTATAATGTCATCTATAAAATCAATACCATCATCTATTATATCTTCAATATCATCAATTATATCATCACACATTTAAACACCATATCCATATTTAAAGCCGACACGCCTAAAATCGTGATCGGCAAAAAGTTTATCTCTTGCAGGAATTTCTTTCCCATCTAAAGTATTAAGCATACAAGCCATTAATTTTTTATCGGCTATTGCTTTAAAAGCCTTTAATAACATACTAGCAGTTTCAGGTGTCCTATGTTCTTTGTTAATCCAAAAACCCATTTCAGTTAGATATTTAGTATCACTAAACCACCATTCAACTATTGCACCACAAACACTACCAACTATTTCTTTGTCGTGTATTAAAACTATAACAGTTCCGTCATTTATCATTTTCAATCCATACTTACTAGCTTTCATTAAATTTAATGCAGGAAAAACCATATCGGCTTCTTCGGTCATTTGTTTAACAAACTTTTGTAAATCAACAATGTTATCTTTAGTAGCTAATGCAACTTTATAATTACTGTTCGTCAATCTTTTTACCCCATTCAATATCTACCATCATAGCATTAGAAAATTCAAAAAACTTATCACCACTAAATATTTGTTGTTGTGAATTGTTATTAGTTCTTCTGCCTCGTTTCATTTCAAAGTTAGCCCAATGATTAGCAACATTTACTGAAATTTTACTAGTAGTCATAGTCTCATTAATTCCATAACCTGATATGTAGCCTAAAAATATTGTGTAAGGATTAGCAATTAAAGCACCTGCGTCAGTTAAATAACCTCTTATAATTTTAACAGGTCTGTGCATATGCTCATTGTTTAAAAATAAACTAATAAAGGTTTGACTTGCACCCTCAAGAGAAAAATTAACTGTGCTTGTAGAAACTGTACTTGATTCCGTTATTGTGGGAATAGTTAATAAGTCTGCACCTGCTGTGTAAGTATTGCCATCAAAGACAAGATCAAAATAAGCTGTTGTTCTATAATATATCGTACTACCAATAGTAAACTGAATTAAATGAATTTGATCTAAATGATCAGTAGCTAATTCTGTTTTTAGGGTAGAGTGTAAACCTCTTGACATTATATAACCTCAATAAAATCTAATTCGTATCTGTAAAATGCGTCTTGTCCTACTGTAAACTCTTGTACATCATTTTTCAATGCTACTGTAAATGGAACACTATCATAAGTTACCGCTTCGTTATTAGCTAATGCTGTTGTTAATGGTGGCTCTATCGTTACTGTTGCCGCATTACTTGATGATGTTACATCACTTATAACCATATAAACTTTAGTATGACCTGCGAACTTTATAAAATCTCCTGCTTTAAATCTTCCTGCACCATCAGCACCGAAAGCGTCCATAGCTATTGTGGTATCAGCGACAGCGTGTACTCCGTTTACCAATACTGATCCTGCTTCTGTGCCTAGTGAATCATCTATAATCGGTGGTGTATAAGTAAATGTTCCTTTACGACCTCGTTGTGCAGTAATAAACGCAAAGATCGGAGCAAAACTTGCTCTAGTCATTGGCGGAAACGATACTGACATTTCCCATCTTTGATTTTGTAATTGTCTTGCCTGTCTACGACCACTAATAGAGGTTGAAACAATAGTTGTTTGATTGCTCTTAATGTTAATGCCATTAGATATTGGGCTTGTAGGAAATGCACCACTCATACTAGAGCCGCCTGACCTTTATTATTCAAAGCTGAGTTAATCATATTTACAATCTGTCCTCGTCTTGTATCTAGTAGAGTTCCAAATGATTGTGCGTCTACTGTGGTTATATTAAAGTTTACTGTTGCACCGCCACCACCAAGTTGATGATTAGGTGTAACTGATCCTGCGGTGTTAGGTGTAAAGAGTTCAGGACCCTTTTCTCCAACTAAGAATGGGCTGTTTGGTAGTCTAGATCCACCAAATTGTGCAGGTGGCTGTTGTTGAGCTATTGTCGCTACTTGTATTGCACCCATCGCACCTATCGCAAATGCTAATGGTATATTTCCTGTTCCCAATGCCGCAGTTATTCCTTTAGAGGTATTCATTATGGCTTCACCAATATTTAAGGCTTGGTTAATTCTAAACATTTCTTTATTCATTCTAGCACCCTCTTGTAGAGTATGCCTAGCCATTCCTTTTAACTCTTTGTCTGTAACATCTTGTGCTTTAATCTCTCCAAACTTACCTGCTTTGAATTGCTCTAATGTTTTAGCTGATGCTTTTGCCTGTTCGTCTGCTACTTTTTTAGCATTTTCAATTCTTTTATTGGTTGCTTCATCGTCCATAATTGCGATGGTAGCTAAATGATCAAACTCAAGTTCCTGCTTTAAAGCATTTATTTCAGCTAATTGAGCTAACTCACTATCTAATAATTCTTTACCTACAGTTTTCTTTAACTCTTGTTTTGCTAATAATTCTGCTTCGTGGTCATCAAGTATCTTTAATTCTTTTTGTAGCTTTTCTTCTAATAGCTTTTCTTCCGTTTTGAATCTATCTTGTAACTTAGTAATACTAGTAGGCATTGTTAATGCTTTTCTAAACTCCTCAAGTTTTGCTTTTGCATCTTCAAAATTAAGTTGCTCTGTTGTCTTACGCATATGACTTGTAGCTTCTGCGTAATCAAATGTTGATTGTGTAGTTTCATCAATCTCATCTTTAAAGCCAGACAATGCATCTTTAGCCATTACAATACCAGTAACAACTGCACCTATTGCACCAAAGATTAAATTTTTTCTCATTGAGCCATTGAGGGCTAATACAGCAAGGTTGACACCTTTAATAGCAACGCCAATGTTAAACATAATTTTTGCAAACTTAAAGGCTATGATACCTGCAAATATCCCTTTTAATATGTCTGCATTTTGATATAAGAATTTCATCGCCTCAGCAGATGTTGTAACTGCTTTTGCTAATGCTGAACCAACTTGCTCTGCAAATACTTTTATTTGTTTTTCATTATCAGCAAAGAATTGATCTAAATCTTTAAATTGGCTTTTTAACTCATTAAAGAAAGTGGCATTAACATCATTTTGGAATTGGAAAAATTTATCCCCTATCATAGATAGAGTACCCTCAAATGTTTGAGCTAGATCATCTGTTGCTCCATCAAATCTACCACCTTTGCCAAATGCTTTTTCAAATGCTTCAACTGTTTCTTTGACTGTAACTTTTGCACCACTTTTAAATCCTAATAATGCACCAATACCTCTTTCTCTAAAGAGATCTGCCGCACCTACACCACTACTGAATGCTCTTTGTATTTGTTCAGAGGCACTAGCAAAATCTAATCCTGATACTGCGGCAACATTACCTGTAATTTTTAATATTCTATTAAGATCATCTGCGTCTTTAGCTACAACTGCTAATGATCCACTACCTTTTGCAATTTCTTGTAGTGAAAATGGTACTTTACTTGCAAACTTAGTTAAATTCTGAAATGCAATATTACCCTCTTTAACACTACCAAATAAAAACTTAAATCGTACCTGTAAATTCTCAACTTCTTTACCAGTTTGAATAAGTCCTCTTATAGCGATGCCACCACCTAATCCAACTAAAGCATTTCTAACATTAAAGATTGAACCCTTTAACCCATCAAATCCTTTTTTAGATGAAGCTATAGCCTGTTTGGTTTTATCCTGTGCTATAATATCAATTTTTACTTGTTTGGTCATTTATTTCCTAAGTTTTGCTTTGGCTTTTTGCATATTTGCGTTGTGTTGTTCTTTTTGACTTTTATCAGTCAAATAAACAATCCAAGTCATAAATTCCTCAACTGTGAATTTAAGAACTTCGTGAATAGGTATTTTTAAGTAATCTGCTAATTCTATTGACCATTGATAGTCGTGGTCGTTAGCTATTTTTTTTTAATGTCTGCTTGTGTCGGTGTTTGCATTAGCCAAGTTGCTACTTGTGATAAAAGATCAGGATCAGTTTTTTTCATTAGAAACGCTTTGTTTTCTAAAGTGAAAAGATTATTACCTTTCTCATCTAATGCTAAGTGTATTAAGACATATGCCAATCCTGTAATAGTATCCTCTTCCATTCTTTTGAAGAGTTTACCTTTTTGTTCCATATTCATTGGCTGTTTATATATAACAGCTTTCCATTCAGGAACTTCCATAGAGTTATTGGTATCTAATGAATCCCAATGTTCTCTCATATTTTCAATTATTGACATATGTCTTTTTTACCTTAAATTTGATTAATTGTCAAATTATACTGTACCTCTAGTAATTGCACCATTAATTTGTGCTGATATAGACATTCTAATTATATCGTCCATAGTTACTGATAGTGAATTACCTGTTACGATTGCAGGTACTGTGTAAAAATAATCTCCACTTGTTGCACCTTCAGGGTATAGTAATAAAGTAACTCCTGTTGCTTCTTGTAAAACTACCTGACCATTAGCGTCAGTTTCGTCCCACATACACTCTATAGTTACAGAACCACTTTTTCTGCTTGTTTCGAATGTTTTATTTGTATCAGATAATTGAGTTGATTCAATTACGTCTGCTGTAGTTTCTAAAGTAAACGCTGTCACTTCTGCTACTACATTTGATCCTATTTTTACTACTCCTGCTGAGCCTGTATGTACTGCCATTTTTATTCTCCTTGTTCTTCTGTTATAGATTTAGTTGTTGTTTTTTTCTTGGGTTTTGAAGATTCAGTAGTCCAACCTTGCTGTGCGTACTCATCTTCTTGGTTATCCCAAACCTCAATAGTATCTCCGTCTTTATTCTGAAGTTTTATTTTTTTTGCCATATTTTCTCCCTGTTGGTTTCTTAGCTTCAGGATTGTTATGCTTATGCACCCAACCATCTTCTAAAAATTTGTTTGGATTATCCGTTAATACAGTCAATCCGTTTTTTATTAAATAAACTTTATCACTCATTATGGTGTTCCTTGTGTGAATTTATAGAAGCACCTTACAGTAATAATTATACCACCATAAGGAAATATACTTCCCTCGTCTGTTTCTACAGCAACTAATTGCGTATCTAATGCGTTGCCTGATCTAGTTCTGTCACTATCTAATGCTGTTTCAACTGTGGTTACTAACTCATTCCGTTTAGTATCTATGTTGGTTGTACTTGCACTACCATTGGTAACAAAACCAAATATTCTAAAATCAATCGTGCCTGTGCGAGTAATGTTGCTATTCTTAATAGAAACATCTTCTCTAGTTTCATCAGCAGTCTGTATATAGACCGCAGGAAACTGTTGTTGGCTCAATTCATCTAATTCAAAAGGCTCTCTTGTTACCTTGCCGAATGTTATCGGACTGCTAACCGCAGTAAGGGTTGTAACAATGTGAGCCGCAATATCTTCTCGTTCACTCATACTCTTATTTCTCGTTCAAATGTTTTTATAAACTCTGCAACAGCTCTAGTTTCTTCTTTTGCGTTGACGCTAAAGAATGGTCTAGTTTGATCGTTAAAAAATGCTTTTAAATTTTGTGTCCTATTTGGAAAGAATATTTGTGCTTTAGTTTTATTAAGTTTTTTAAAAGTCATATTACCAAACATTTGACCACTAAAAAATAAATTAGGTGTTGTTGAAGCACCTCTCTTAGACCTTACTCTAGCATAGCCTTTAGAATAACTTTTAAAACCACCACCATTAACACTCTTGCCTTGACTACTACGATCTTTAATAACAGTTTGAATAAAAGTAGCTGTTTTAGACATAGCTCTGTTAGTAGCACTAGGTACAGCTCGTTGAATTTTATCTAATGCACCTTTAACAGCAGTAACATTTATTTCAAGATTAACTGTTACCACTATCTAACCAATCTTAATGCGTGTACTGCAACTTTTTCAGCGTCAGTAATTGTGCTGTCATCATTAGCATCATACTCAACACCATCTCTTAAAATATCTGCAAATTCATCTTCATACATAGTTCGGTAGTAAGATCCCATTTGTTGGAAACGATCTTCATCACCTTGTGAATTAAACTTAGTTAATGCAGGGCAAATATAATACCCTAATGTTCTGTAAACTGTTGCTCTAGTCCATTGTGTGTCAGTTAGTAATGTTAAATCAATCTCTATGCCACCTGCGTAGCTTCTATTTCTTGATTGGTTACTGTGATATACCGACCACCATTTGTTTCTAATATCTCTTTGTACATCTGCTATTGCGTTAGCCACAAATGCGTCTTGCTCACCTGTCGATAAACCCATATCGCCTATATCAGGCTGATATATAATTAAACTGCTTCTAGTTGCAAATGCCATAATAAATTCCTTGTTATATTAAAGAGGGGGCAAAATGCCCCCCCTAAATTGATCAATCCAATTAGGATTAAAGTATGCTTGAATCAGCTAATACTTCAATTCCATATGAATCGTGTAGTTCGCCAACGCCATAAACAGCAGTAGCGACAATTTCAGTTCCTCTAATTGAAGCATCTCTTTGTGTTTCAATTTTGATGTCCTGTAACATAGCTAATCCAAGTGCGTCTTTGTGGAATAGTCCACCTTTAAAGTCACCACCTGTGCCTGTGTTAGCCATATTTGAGCTTTCATAAACATTCACTCCTGCAAGTTGTCCTACAAAACCTGTTCTTAATGCTTCGTTAGCAAGATCAGTTGGGTTAGGGTTTGCAAATGTGTTTGTCATATTAGCTTTCAAGTCATAAGCTACTGCAGGGTGTAGCACACAAGACATATCGTTGCTTGGTACTCCTGCTTGTTTTAGCTTAGATACTGCTTCAAAGATTTTTGCAACAGTAATAGCCGCATCAGCCGCTCCTACTGCACCTGAAAATCCATCAAATAATAACATAAGATCAGCGTCCATTTTTCTAGCGATACCTTCGCCAAATAATTTTCCTAGATCTTTAATTACATCTGATTCAGCAGTATTAACAGCCATATCAGTAACAGTAGTCATTACACCTACTTCTGACACAGTTAAGTCTGCTTTACTTGTTGAAATAGCAGTATTAGCTAAGTCTGTCGCTTCTGCAACAGCCGCCGCCGCAACTACTGGGTAGATTGGAACTTGTATTACTTTACCTGAATTTTTAGGCATAGTGTAATTTCTTACAAGAGGTCTCATTATTGATGCTTCAGACGCTACAAATAGAGCCTCAGCAATCATTGGTACTATCAGATCATCTAAGGTCGATAGGGTTGTTTCGTTAGCCATAATTTATTCTCCTTTATGGGTATATTGTTAATAGTTCTTCATTTTTTCCTTACGATATTCAGCGTATCTCGCCTTATCTTCAGGATTATTCATATTTAGTTCCGCCAAGTTCAAGGGTTTGGGCGTATCACCACCAACACTCGATTTAGATCCTGCTCCGCTAGGCGTTGCATTTCTAAAGTGAGGATTGTTATCTAAAAAGTTTCCTACATACTCGTTTATACTTAATAGTTCACCATTGCCATTATACATTGGAGCATTATTCTCTCCGATAATTTCAGGGTTACCATCAGCACCTAGTTGTACTTTACTTTTTAACAAATTAACAACTTGTTCAGGTTTAATAGCTTGATATTCACTAGCCACCTTAATCAATGCGTCATCAATTCGTACTTTTTGTAACTCGGCTTTGTATTGTGAAATCTCTGCTTCTTTTTTAGAAACAGTTTCCTTTAATACTTTATCAAATTCACCTCGTTGTTTTTGCATATCTAACTCTTTAGCTTCTTTTTCTTCTAAGAGTTGTCTTGCTTCGTCAGGGTCAATGCCATTAAATCTTTTTTCAATTTTAGCTCGTTCCCTTGCAAGTCGCTTTTCAAGTATCTTATCAAATTCCGCTTGTGGAACCATTTTTTCTTGTGTTTCAACTTCCTGTTTTGTTTCTAGAGATTCAGTATTCTCGATCTCCGTTTTTTGCTCGTCAGCCATAGTAGTATTCTCCTATATTATAAGATTGCCATTGTTATCATACCAATCAGGATCGGTAGGTTGTAGATGGTGTCGGCAATTATATCCACCTCTACTTGTGAAAGGATC